TACTATAATATTTATTATATATAATTTAATTTAAATGGCTGATACAAGTGTTTTTTCAAGATTAAGGAAATTATTCTCAACAGATGTAATAATTCGTAACGCTGGTGGCAATCAGCTGAAAGTAATGGATGTAAATAGCATCCAATCAACAGGTGAATTTCAAACTAATGCTCTAATAGATAGATTTAATCGTATCTATTCTAGCAACAGTACTTCATTATACGGAGCTCAATTAAATCTTAATTGGAGATACCTTCGCACCCAAGTTTACTCAGACTATGATGCAATGGATACAGATGCTATTATCGCATCTGCTTTGGATATAATCGCAGACGAATGTACTCTTAAGAATGACATGGGTGAAGTACTTCAGATTAGAAGTAGCGACGAAGACACACAAAAAATTCTCTATAATTTATTCTATGATGTATTAAATATTGAATTTAACCTATGGTCTTGGATTCGCCAGATGTGTAAGTATGGTGATTTCTTTTTGAAATTAGAAATAGCAGAAAAATTCGGAGTATATAATGTTATTCCTTTTACTGCTTACCACATCATGAGAGAAGAACACTATGACCCTAAAAACCCAGCTGAAGTAAGATATCAATTTAGCCCTGATGGCTTTTCAGGCGGTGCTACAGGCTTTTACGGTGTGACAGGTAGAGGTACTTATAGTACTAATAAAAATGATACTTCAACATATTTTGATAACTATGAGATGGCTCATTTTAGGCTAATTACAGATGTAAATTATCTCCCATATGGTCGTTCTTATTTAGAGCCTGCTCGTAAATTATTTAAACAGTATATCCTAATGGAAGATGCTATGTTAATTCATCGCATTGTCCGCGCCCCGGAAAAACGAGTATTTTATGTTAACGTAGGTTCTATTCCACCAAATGAGGTAGAAAACTTTATGCAGAAGACTATCTCACAAATGAAAAGAACTCCATTTATGGATCCACAAACAGGTGAGTATAATTTAAAGTATAACCTACAAAATTCATTAGAAGATTATTTTATCCCTGTAAGAGGAAATGATACAACTACTAAAATTGACACTACTAAGGGTTTAGATTATACAGCGATTGATGATGTAACTTATTTAAGAGATAAATTGTTTGCTGCTTTAAAAGTGCCTAAAGCATTTATGGGCTATGAAAAAGATTTAACTGGTAAAGCAACATTAGCAGCTGAGGATATTCGCTTTGCTCGCACAATTGATCGTATCCAACGCATCATACTTTCAGAATTATACAAAATTGCTTTAGTACATTTGTATACTCAAGGTTATAGAAATGAACAATTAACTAATTTTGAATTATCATTAACAACTCCTTCTATCATTTATGACCAAGAAAGAATTGCATTAATGAAAGAAAAAGTTGATCTAGCTCGCAGTCTTATGGAAATTAAATTATTACCTACAGACTGGATTTATGATAACGTATTCCACCTAAGCCAAGACCAGTATGATGAATATAGAGATTTAGTTGCTGAAGATCAAAAACGCACTTTTAGATTTAAACAAATTGAAAATGAAGGTAATGACCCACTTGAATCCGGTAAATCATATGGTACACCTCACGATTTAGCAGCATTATATGGTGCTGGAAGAAACAATATGGGTGTTCCGGACGGTTATGATAAAGATAGTATCTTAGGGCGTCCTGAAGAAAAAGCATCTGATATTAATACTCAAGATAATATGTTTGGTAAAGACAGATTAGGTAATGTGGGTATGAAAAAAGGAGATGCAACAGGTGAAGATGGATCTTTAAAAAATAATTTTAAAAGTGGATCACCTTTAGCTTTAGAAACCCAACTTAAAAATAAAAATTTATTGGAATCTTTAGATAAAAAATTATCACTTAAAAAAACAGAATCTTCATTGCTAGACGAATCTCAAATACGAGAATAACATCTTTACATATATTTATAATTAAAATATTATTTTTAGAATGACTATAAAACATTCAAAGTATAAAAATACTGGCATACTCTTTGAACTCCTTGTAAGACAAATTACAGCTGACACCCTCTCAAACTCAGAATCATCCCCAGCTATTAATATTTTAAAAAAATATTTTGGTAAAACTGAATTAGGAAAAGAGTATAAATTATATGAAAGTTTTTTTAAGTATACTAATACTACTGAAGCTAAAGCTGATATGGTTATTAGTACACTTATAGAGAGTTCTAAGCAATTAAATCGTTCTGTTTTAAAAAGACAAAAGTATAACTTAATTAAAGAAATCAAAAATCATTATGATTTAGAAGAATTCTTTAAAACTAAATTACCAAATTATAAAGCACAAGCTGCTTTATTTACACTTTTAGAAGTTTACAATAGTGAAAATTTGTCTAATCCCACTCAAATTATTGAAAATAAAACAGTTCTTTTAGAATATTTAACTAGTTCTAATATTAATAAAGAGGAAGTTAAAGAAAATATCTTAGAAGAATTTAAAAATCAAGATAAAGATATCCGTGTGTTAGCATATAGAGTATTATTAGAAAAATTTAATGATAAGTACGCTAACTTAAACCCACATCAAAAATTAGTGTTAAAAGAATTTATTAATAGTGTTGATAATACACCTAAATTAAGAGAATTTTATAATACTAAAATAAATGAAATTAAAAATACTTTATTAACTTTAAATAAAAAAGTTACTAATAAGACTATTCAAATAAAGGTAAATGAGGTTGTAAATATTCTACCAAGTTTAGGTAAAACAGATAAAGTTAATGACGATCATTTAATTAATCTTCTTCAATATTATCAATTAGTTGAAGAATTAGAAACCATAAAATGATTAATAGAGAAAAAATAAAAGAACTTATTATAAAACACCTAACAGAACTCAGCGCCACAGGTACTGGTGCCTCCACTACCCCAGGTGAAGGTATGGGTGTATCTACTAAAATGGGTTTTAAACGTGTAAATCGAAAAGAATTAAATAGAAAAGCTAAAGGAATTGAAGTAAAACAGCTACAAGAAGAAAATTCTAAATTTGATGTAGAATCATTTGTAGCAGGCCTAAATACAGACAACCAACGCTTAAAACAATTTATTACTAAACGTTTATTAGATTTTGATATTATAGAAGATAATTTAACTACTATAATTGAACTTTTAAAACGTGCTAAATTAAAAACTATACAAAGCTACGAACAAGAACCTAACTATACTTATCTTTTTAGTACAGACTTAGTTAAAGATAGCCTAGAAGAAATTTTAACATTATTAAAACAAAATGAAAACACTCCAGGAACAATATAACCTCATCCAAGAAGGTAAAGGTAATAAACAACAATTTTTTAAATCAGCTCGTCATTTATTTCCTGATTTAGTAACCCCTGTTAATACTTTTGAGGATACAGTTCGTATTCTTAAAAACAGAGGTATTATTGCTGAGGGTATTGGTGGTGTAGCTACTAAAGGTAAAAAACAGGATTGGCATGCTATCTTTAATGAAAATATAGAAAAGCTTAAGGAAAAGAAAGATAATGAAGATGAAGAAGAAGATGACGATGATGAAAAATATAAGGAAAAAATAGACCAATACGAAAAACGAGAAAAAGACATAGAAAAATTTGGTTTACAACATTTAAAACATCTTAAAGAAGCTAAAGAAGCTAAAGCTGAAGAAAAAGAAACCACTAAAGAAGTAACTGACATGGCAACACGTGGTTACAATTATAAGGATGAAAAGAATTATGATAACGTGTTTGGTCAAGAATTTTTACAAGGATACTATGCTGAAATGAAAGATCCTAAAAATGAAGGCAAGCATGTTGATGAATTAAGAGCCATTGTAGCTAAAAACTTAGCTAAGGACATTAATCATTATGTTAAAGATGGTCAATTCGGTGTTAAAGGTTTAGGATACATTACTGATGCTCCCGGGTTAGGTGAACCAAAACCTGCTAAAGGCAAACATAAAGCTTCAGGTTATGGTGATTTAAAAGAATCAGTGTTGCGTTCTCAAATCTATTTATTAATAAAAGAAGCATTAGCCGAAACCTCAACCAGTGACTTTTCAGACTACTCAAATGA